CGGAAGAACCGGAAAATCCCGAGGACTACCTCACCGAGGTGCGTCAGGAGTGGGTGAACGTCTTGGACGAACACGGTCAACTCCAATGGGAAGACGTGCCGTGGGGTGCCACTGAGAAGGCGTACAACATTCGGTACCTCGACGCCAACGGAGGTTTGACCACGAGACACAACGCGGTGCACACGGCGGCGTTCGTCGGTGTGACCTACCACTGTGGCTAGGCTTAAAAACAAAATCTCACCTTAGTATATAAACAATGTCGAGTGGAGGTGTTGCCCAACTCACGGCGACCGGTATCCAAGATGTCCACTTAACCGGCGAACCCCAAGTCTCGTTCTTCTCCAGTACATTCAAGCGTCACACCCCGTTCGCCACCACGGTCGAACGTCAGGTTATCCAGGGGAACGTGACGCCAAATGGCATGTCCACGGTGCGCTTCGAGCGCAAGGGCGACCTCTTGGGATACACCTTCCTCGTCCCTCTCGTGGGCTCCGGTACCCCGGAGGCGAACGTCTCCATCACGGACTGGTCCACGGTGATCGACTCGTGCGAGTTGTACATTGGCGGCCAACAGGTGGACGTCCAAGATTCCCGATTCACCCAGCACGTGGCGCCGAAGGTGTTGGCCTCCACCTTCAGCAAGTCCTACGCGGCGAACGTCTACGGCGGCGCCAACACCACCTCGGCCTTCTACCCGTTGCGCTTCACCTTCTGCGAATCGTGGCAAACGGCGATTCCCTTGGTGGCGACGTCGTTCCACGATGTCGAGATGCGCATCAACTGGGGCTCCCAGGCGGCCGCGAGCAAGTGGGAGTGCTACAGCGCGTACGTCTACCTCGACAGCGCCGAGCGCCAAATGCTCCAGGCCAAGCCCTTCGAACAATTGGTGTGCCAGGTGCAAAAGAGCATCGCGTCGTCGGCGAAGACTCACGAGCTTAATTTTAACCATCCGGTGAAGGTGTTGGCGGCCGCGAATCCGTCCGGTGTCACCCTCCTCAACGCCCAAAACAAACTCAAACTCCAAATAAATGGGACGGACGTCACCGATTATAAGTTCTCCCGCCCGCACTACACCCGCATTCCGGCGTACTACCACCTCCCGTTCGCATCCATGGACACCGCGGACGAGGGTGAACTCCTCGTGTACCCGTTCTGCCTCGAGAGCTCTCGTCACCAACCGACGGGATCCCTCAACTTTTCCCGCCTCGACTCGGCGCGCGTCGTCAGCGAGACGCAAAACAGCGCCGATGATATTTACGCGGTCAATTACAACATTCTCAAGTACAGCAACGGGTTGGCCGCTCTGTTGTACTCTAATTAAATAAGTTCTTTGTCAATAGTAATCATGATGTTTTGGACTGTCGTCGTCCTCATCGCGGTCGTGTTCGTTTTGACGTATGATCCCAAGAGTCGAACCATCGAGAGGTTCGTCGGGCATTCCTCCGGACAGGAGTCCAGGGACGCCCAGTGTAAGCACACCCACCTGCAAGAGATTCAATTCGGTCAGGAGGGCATGGATTGTACAAAAAATTCCAAGACGTCGATGGGTGCAATCGTATCTTAGCTTAAAAAAATGAGACTATTCTTCTTCAAATGATTCCCGTCAGCAGAGAAATTCTCACCAGCGTCGCCGTCATCGTGTGTTTGGCGGTGTGCATTTACATGTTCCGGGAGTTGAACCGGGCGAAGGAGGACGTCGATCAACTCAAGAACGTGTCCACCCGACTCATGCACATGTCCATGCCTCAGCCGAGACCACCCCCGCCGCCACCGCCGATGCCTCCAGTGGAGGAACCGGTGGAGAATCCAGAAGAGGTCGAGGAAGAAACCGTGGAAATCACAAAGAAAAATTAACTCCGCAGATGTTAGGAGTGCTCGAAAGCACCTAAATAATGTGATGAAAAAATACAAAGCAATCGCGATACCGGTATCATTTGCCGACGATCCCCCTCGCTTCTTAACCGTTCGGGATCGTCGTTTCAAGGATTGGATCTTCGTGACCGGAGGGTCGAGGAGGCGGGAGATATTCGCCCCCCTCAAGACGGCTCTCCGGGAACTGGAGGAGGAGACCAGGGGGGTGGTCAACCTCAAACAGGGGGAGTATTCAGATTTCGTCTTCACCGTGCAGGACGGGGACATGGAATTGGTGTACAGCGTGTTTCTGTTTTTTGTCGATTACGACAGGGACACACAGGAGGACACCATCAAGAAATTCACGGACGAGAAGATGAAGACCGCCATCCGGAAGATTAATAAACTCCCGGTGAAGCGCACGTTCGACGAGAACGATTTCATGTCGTGGGACACCCTCGACGAGTTCAAGGCGAGACACAAAAAGTGGGAACTCATCGTCGAGAACGTCTTGGAAAATCCCAAATTTTACACAGCCCTGAACGCGCGTAGGGAGGAGAGGAAAACTTTCGCCGTGAGGTAATAGATGACGAAAGGCAAGGCGTACATACTCAGACAAATCAGAGACCTCGTCGCGTCCAAGCGGGGGTACGGAGAGGACGAGGCGGAGGGTTTCATCAAGGAACACGGGGGTGACACCGTGTATCAACTCTTAGTCTTAAAGAAAAATTTGGAGGGGGAGGAACCGGTGGAGACCTTCGAACCCCCCTCCACGAAATGGTTTAGAGGGGAGATGCGATACTCAGAGTAAGATGTTTCGACGGTGGTGCACCGAGAATAAATTTAATAATGCCCACAACTTGTCACACGTGATGATGGACGGAGGCGTCCTCAGCGTTCCGTTTGACAAGTTACAGGATTTCAACGAAAAGTACGTCGCCGCGATCGCCTCCGGGGAGGAACTCTTCATCGTGGAGCAAAAGTCGGAGACGTACAATTTCTTCGTCGACATAGACTACAAAGACACCACCGCCCTCACCCTCGAGGAAATCGAGGAGGTGTGCAAAGTCATATGCGACAAGGTCAAGAGGCACGGGGGGAGGGATTGCCTCGTGTGCGTGGCGCCCCCCAAACCGGTGGGAGACAAGGTCAAGACCGGGGTGCACCTCAACTGGCACCGGTTCTGCGTCGACCAAGCGAGCGCCATCGCCCTCCGGGAACACATCCTCGTCGCCCTCTACACCGCCAAACCGGGGATCGATTGGAACGAGGTCATCGACGCGGCCGTCTACGGCGACCTCGCCCGGGGCAGTCGAGGGTCGGGGTTTCGCATGCCGTGGTCGAATAAAAAGGCAAAGTGCGAGGGGTGTCAGGGGAGGGGATGCGACGCGTGTCGGGGAACCGGAAAGATCACCCAAGTCGCCTACCTCCCCGTGTTCGTGTACAGACACGGACCGCTGAGCATGCTCCAGAGGGTGCCCCAAGAACCCACCGTGGAGTTCTTGGAGATGGCCACCGTGCGGTCGAATAGCCCGACCCACGCCACCGTGGAACCTCCGGGGAGGGCGATCAAGGAGGGATGTTTCACGAAAGCACAGATGAAGGACGAGATGACGGACGACGTCGCCAAGGCCACCCTCGAGGCGTTCATTAAGAAACACATGAGGGGACAACAAAACGCGTGTGTCACCAAAATGTTCAAATCCAAGAACCACTTTCTCGTGAGTACGAATTCCAAATATTGTGAAAATCTCCGGAGGGAACACGGAAGCAATCACGTGTGGTTCCTCGTGAGCCCCGACGGCACGGTGGCACAGAAATGTTTCTGTAAGTGCGACACACTTCGGGAGAGGGTGGATGGGTTTTGTAAGGATTTCACCGGGGAGAGATACAAGTTGACCGTGGAACTCCACAAGATGCTGTATCCCACACCGGTGACGTCCACGGGGAAACCGAAGAGGGTGACCAAGTGTGACTCCGTCAAACCCGAACTCGAGTCGTTCATACAAAAACAATTTCCGGGTCACGGGGAGACCAAACTCATCAAAGTCACAAAGGCGAGGGGGTCGTCGTACGTCTTGACCACGAACACACAATATTGCGACATCATCAAGGGTGACCACAAAGAGTGCGTGTCCTTCACGGTGAAAAAAGACATCATCGAACAGACGTGTGGGTGCAGGGGTGGGAGACGTTTGAAACTGTATCCGGATACGTATAAAAAACTATTGTAATGCCATGGCGAAAAAAAATATAATGAAATAGTACCATGATGAAAAGACAAAACGCAATTTCGAAGACGAAGGCGAAACTCATCGCACGACTCGTGAATCAACGCAATGTCCAGAAACGAATCAACGATCGCCTTCGTAAAAAACTCGAAGCGGAAAAGAAGCGCAACGCGCAAATGAAAAAAACCGTCGCTAACCTCCGTCGCAGGGGTATTATTTAATTAATTAGTGCAAAGCACGCAACTCTCGTTCAAGTATGATTTCTTCGCACGTGCACTCGTCCGAGCACGTTTCATCTCTGTAGAGATGGCACGTGTCGCATCGAATGTCCTCCACGGGATAGTCCGGGAGGAATCCCTCCCTCCGGAGGAGATCCGCCATGGCCACCTTGACGTGGACGTGAACACCCTTGAGGAGATCTTTCGCCGTCTTGGTACACTCCTTCACGTAGGGGTGTTTGACGAGGACGAAGGATTTCATCACGTCTTTCGTCTTGGGTCGTTCCATGCCCAAGAGTTCATTCGTGCGCAGTCGTATCTTCGTCTCCACGTCCGTGAGTTCTTCGAGACGTTCACACCTCCCCGTCTCCAAAAACTCGTCGACGATCTCGACTGAACTCTGTCCGACGCCCTGTAAGTTGGCGATGTCCGCGCCA